CCAACCTTCGCTCCTCTACTATCCTTCACCCTTACGGTTAGAGCCGCTACCTTCTTTCTTTTCCCCTGTACAGTGTTTACCTCCTGTCCAAGGTCCAAATACATCGTCTGTAATTGCGCCTGGAAGCCGTAGCCAACCACGACCTTCGTCACTGGCTGAGGGAGGGTTATGGTTCCATCAGTAACGGTGATATTGTTAACCACTCCGCCATCCGCCAATACCGGTACAGTCTGGCCCTCCAACTGGTCCAAGCCAAAGAATGTGGTAAATGGCTGGTCGATAGACCAAGTTCCAGCATTGGCTATACTTGGTCGCCCAAGTGGGTCGTTGGCGATTAGCTGCGTTATGGCCTTGGTTATGGTAGCGGTCATGGACATGGGGCTGATAAAGTTGGTAGCTTTGGCTATTCCGCCGCCAACCCTTACCACCCACCCCACCATGTTCGACCCAAACACTGGAGAGTCTGCCGTCATGGTTACATTACCGGTGGCGGCGCTGACGGTAAGATTCGCCGAAGGTTCATTCTGCGTGGTCTTCGTCGCACAATCTACGCTCCAGGCATCTTCAGCCCCGAAGGTAAACTGCCTCTCTGCAAACCTCTCAATAAGCTTTACAGTCCCAGCTCCATAGGGGTTGGGCCGCTCAACTACAAAATACGTAGCATCAACAGTCCCTTCCGTCACTGTACAAACTGACCTGAACCACCCAAATGTGTCATGTCTGGCCCAGCCGTACATATCCTGCTCTTTCAATGTCGTTAGTGAAAGCAGCTCCCCATCAGTCCTTACCACCCAAACTATCTTAAATGGCTCCTCTGCATAGGCCCATTCCTTCATTGTATGGCCATAGAATAGGTGTGAAGATAATATAGAAATATCATTTCCAGTATAAATGTTAGCATAGATATTGTAAGACATGTTCCGTACAATGGATCCTTTCTGTTGTATAAAGAAGATGTCATAATTGACAAGGATTGGCGGTACATCATTCGCTCCAATATATGCCTGCGGTGTGGCAGTGAGGGTTGTTGGAGTGACAGGCCCACCTTGGGTTGCCACCCCGCCCGCTCCTCCGGATATCTGCCAAGCGCCCTTTGTGGTAAGGGCTATCAGCCCCGAGGGCATTGGGATCAAACTCTTTATCTCGTTAACCTCCAGGCTCACAAGTCTGGCGTCAATGCTATCGTCCGCTTGACTTGGATTAGAGACAGAGAAGTTGTAATCGGAGTTTGGGATAGACATCCAGAATCTATCCGCATCATTTATACCACCATTGGCATAGACCAGCCTCTGCTGGAAGTAACTTGAGCATCCAGGGTTAAGGTTGGCGGCGAAGGGAAATGTTTGTATAGGCGGAGTTTGGGCGAAGTCTGGGGCAATGTTGGAGTCAATGAAGTTTGGGGCGGTGGTTGTTCCTATAAACCCAACATCTGTGTTTGAGGGGACTGATCCGGTTAGAGAAGTTATAGTCTTGTAGACGTTATAGGCGAACGCTCCAGCTACCGGGGTCCATGATAGTGAGACACTACCAGCTGTAGTCCTCATATCAACCGCACTCGTAACCCCAACCTGTGGAGCCGCATCCGATTCGTCACCCTGCTTACTTGTAGCAGTTACCGTATAGTTATAGCTTGCGGACCCGCTCGCCGATGGAACTGCCGATAGTCCAGTTGGTGCAGTTAGGCCAGAGCTAATAACTATTGAGTTTAGGGTCCAGTTAGTGGCACTGATTAACGTCAATACATATGGAGTGTATTTCGGATGGGTAATGTTCATCCTGCTGGTTTTCTGAGAAAATTTCAATAGAGCAAGATCCTCGGCCGCATATGGGGTAGAGATTCTATAAACTCTCTGGGCATTGGCCCCTCCGGTGTATGCTCCCCAGTTCGAGGAGTTGACAGGGCTAACGTCGTCAAATGGATTTACCAGTGTAAATGTGCCGCCTCCAGTAGTTCCGACTCTAAAATATCTTTCATTTATCTGCGGCATTCCGACGGCGCCGGAGATAAACACCATATCATTGACAAGGAAGTTATTCCCGGGGGAATTTACGGTTGTAGACGAGCCCTTGGTAACACTTGCTATTCCAAACGGCGGCTCTACAACTGAACCGCCTTGGGTGACGAATGACAGATAGTGATCCCCAAACTCTAGAACGTAGGTAACATCTACAGATTGTTGAAACCGAACTAATCTAACAGCTTTAGTCGGATCAGCTCCGATGACTGGCCGGATATACTCCGTTCCTGTCCTTGTAGAGGCGCCAGAGCGGTAGTCGACAAAGAAATTCCGCATAGTTGCAGCGCCAGAATGGTATTTAGCAAAGTCAACTCTAGCAAACAGTGAAGGAGACAGTTCACCAGCAGCAAATGAAGTTTGAATGACATTTTCGGACATCAGTACATCGTCAGCATTGGGCCCCAATCAAACAAGATTGAAGGTGTGAACTCCCAAGCTTGATAACTGATACCTCTAGTCCGAATAAAGTCAGGCGTAACGTCGTTAATGGTCAGCCCTTCGTTTCCGTCACTCAGTCTAGCGTAAGTAATGTACCTATTAGCTTCCTGCAGCCCCATCTGCGCTAACCCTTTATCTCCGGTCAGTGCAATAGCTAACCGAGATGCTAACGCAGATACTATAGCTTGCTGGAATTGATCGTCCCATACATCTGGATTTACCACTCTTTTCATATAGCATAAAATGGCTTGCTGCTGGTTAGTCAATATCACTCTTTGATCGAGCCCCGTCTTCGATGGCTTACCTGAAGCTAGATCTATTTGGTCGATGGAGACTTGAAATCTGACGGGTGGACCATTCCACCAAGCGGGGGCGCCACCAGTAACGGCAGTAGTGATAGGAACTCCAGAAGAGAATCCAGTAGAGAACTGTGGTACGATATATATGGGGCGAAGGCAATCTGAAGGGTACCCATACTCATATGCCCATGGTGGTGGTGGGATGCCTTTATCCCACAAGAGTGGTGTAGCTGTAGGGTTCTCTGGCGTCCCAGGGGTTGCGGCGATTAACTCTAAGTTCTTAAAGTTCCTCCCGCAATTCCAAGGGGCCATTCGCAGAATTTCATCTCGAAGGGGCTCCAACAAGAGTTTGCATTGAATACTTTCATTGGAGCCTTCATTGAGCGAAGCTATCTGCGACCGAGTACCTATTGCAGATAGCGCTCGATTGGCGATGTCAACCTCTGATGTCATTTCTCACCCCTAACTCGTATACAATGCGCATGGCTCACCTTACCGAAGTATTCTTGAGCCCTGCTGTTGCATGCTTGCGCAGTTGCGTACCATCCTTCGAAATAAGTTTGGCACGAGTCCGGAGAAGAGCAGATAGTCAGCAGGAGCATGAACGCCTTCATTCATCCCCGCTGCGACCCAGATCGATGAACAGTGCCACCAATGCCAGGACTACCACTAGAATTATGGCCGGCGACAGTTGGGCATCTAGCAGTGCCATGCCCGTGACCATGAATACCAGGGCCAGCAGGGTCATTAACGTTACTAGGTCCTTGGGGCGGCGCATAACCCATGACATCCCTAGCAGACTTCACCCCACCGGTAGTGGCTCTAGGATATCTCTAGCCATTATGTAACCTCCTCTTCCTCAATTAGCTCCTCCTTAGATGGTGGACGGAGCTGATGTTCAAGATCAGTATTGATCTCAGAGAGCTTCATCAACGCCACTTCGTTGATAGCTCTAAGGCCCACTGTGTCCTTGGTCTTAAGGACTATATCTAGAAGTGCATTCACTTCCGCAGCATCAAGATCTATATCAGCCATCTCAGCCTCACTTGTGTTTGCCTTGTGACCCGCTGCGGTAGACGGTCCTACCACCTCCTGGGCCTAACGCTGGTCTATTGGTCTTGGTTGGGTTAAGACCAAGCCCCTCGACCACATCTTCGTCCTTCCTCCAAGGCCTAGAAAGACCAAGATTAGATACGTCTTCTATGTCCACTATGCGGGACTTCGGCTCTACTTTCCAACTCTCTCGACCGCTCTTGGACGCTCTTCCTTGCTTCATGTTCTACCTCTCTGAATGCTCCACCTTGAGCATTTTCTCTATCCAACTGCTCTAACAAGACTGTCTGCGCTCTAGCCATCTCCCCCTTGATCCAATCCGGTGGCTGTTGGCCAATATTCTCATAGAAGAACCGAATATAAATCAAGTTGTGAAGATGCTGAGTTAGCCGCATGATCCTTGGCGGGACCATACGGTCGATATCGTGATCGGTCAGATCTTCTATTGGGCTTAGGGGATTAGCCATTTTACTTCTTCTTCTTCTTCTTCAAGATGCCGGTCCCTTTATCGGCTTGATTGAACTCCTTCGCAACACTTTGCGGAACTCCTGTCCGCTTTGCTGCACTTTTATCATGGGCAATCATCGCCATGAAACGAGCCTGCTTTGCGCTCTTGCTTGGCATTTTGGCCTCCTAACTCGCCCACCATCCACCTGTACCTACATTCGGCCCACCGCCGGGGTTGGGGATTGTACCACCAGCGCTAAGTGCTACATAACCGTTATATTGAACGTTGACTTGAAAGGCTCCGCCAGTAACGAAGCTTGGGTTGACGAAGGTATTTGTCTGTGGGATCTGGCCCGGAATAGCAATGGTTGAGTTGCCAACGCAAATAATAAAGGAGTTGTCGCACGTTATAGCGGAGTCTATTGTTATGGTAGTTGGGTTGTATATTATCTCAGAACCGTTCTGACAAGCCATATGGTAACCGTGACTACCAGTAATATGATAAGCACCGTTGACATTAATGCTTCCCCCGCCAGAAGAGAACATATGAATGCCGCCGGTGAAGGCACCAAAGTTAACTCCATTAACGTTGATAACGCCGCCACGGATAGCTTCGAGGCAAGCGGCGTAGTTGGTGGTGTTAGAGCCAGTGGCAGAGTTTATTATAAAGCCACTGACATTGACGACGGCGTTGTCTTGGACGGTTATTCCGTTGCTAACGCCAGTTCCTGTGGTTTGAATGATGACAGAGTTAGGTGAAGAGACATTTCCAACGATGCTATAACCGTTAGCGCCCACTACCCTAGTATTACATACTACTCCAGTACCTACTGAATAAGTGCCGTTGGCGAGGTTAATCGTAAACGGCCCATCTGCAATCTGCTGAACAACATTAACCGCTTGCTGGATGGTTTTAAAGGCCCCAGTGCCGACGGCTAAGCCGTCCATGGTATCGGCACCAGCAACTGGATCAACGTAGAAGTTAACTGGGGTTATGGTCTGCCATCTCCCTGGA